GGTCAGTTCTTCCGCGGAAATTCCCCACGAGAAATTTTTAGGGAGGTGAGAAGGTGGCAGGAAGTAAGGAACCAATTGATTTATTACTTGCAAAAGGAAAGAAACATTTGACTAAAAAAGAAATAGAAGAAAGAAAAGCAAGAGAAGTAAAAGCACCTAACGACAAAGTAGAAGCACCTTCTTATTTGCCAGAAAATTTAAAGAAGGAATTTAATAGAATTGCTGGAGAGTTAGTAGATATAGAGATAATGTCAAATTTAGATGTTGAGGCTTTAGCAAGGTTTGTTGTAGCTGAATATCAGTATCAAAAAGTTGTAAAAAAGGCTATTAAAATGAGCCCTGAAAATGAGAAATATTATGACATGCTATTAATGCAGGAAAAGTTATTTAAAATGGCAAGACAAGCTGCTGGAGATTTAGGATTAACTATATCATCAAGATGTAAATTAGTAGTACCTACACCAGGTGATGATAAACCTAAAAATAAGTTTCAAAAATTTATGTAGGTGAGTAAATGGATAGAGTTACTCAATATGCCTTAGATGTACTGGAAGGCAGAGAAATTGCAGGAAGATATGTTAAATTAGCTTGTCAAAGACATATAGATGATATAGAAAAATCTAAACTAGCTCCATATAAGTATGAGTTTAATTTAGAAAAAGCATTAGAAAATATAGATTTTTTTGAAAATCTAAGATTTACAGATGGAGGACCTGAGCTTGTAGGTAAACAAGTAAAGCTTTTTGGGTTTCAAGATTTTATAGTAGGTTCAATATTTGGCTGGCTTGAGAAAGGCACTGGATATAGAAGGTTTAAAAAGAGCTATGTTCAGCTAGGTAGAAAAAACGCTAAATCATTATTAAATGGTGGAATATCAATAAAATTAGCTGGTTTTGATAACTACACAAATGCGCAAGTTTATTGTACTGCTACTAAAATGAAACAAGCTAGAATAGTATGGGAGCAAGCTTCAAAATTCATAAAAATTGAGCCGGATTTAAATGAATTATTTAAGATAAAAGACCATGATGCTATTATAGAATGTAAAATAAATGGCGGTAAAATAATGGCCCTAGGAAGAGATACAGGAACCATAGATGGATTTGATCCGCATGGTGGAATTATAGATGAATATCATAGTCATAAAACTAACCAAATGATTAAGTTATTAGAAGATGGTTCTGTAAATCAAAAAGAAAGTTTAATTTCTATAATAACAACAGCCGGATTTGATTTAAATGGACCATGTTATAAAGAATACGAATACTGCGTGAATATACTAGAAGGTGCTATCGAAAATGATGAATATTTTGTTTATATAGCTCAAATGGATAAAGAGGATGACATTTGGGATTCTAAAAATTGGGTGAAAGCGAATCCTTTAGTAGCAAAATTGCCTCAAGGAATAAAAAATCTTCAAAGGTTTGCTAAGGAAGCCAAGGAAAAAGGCGGAGAGGACTTAAGAAATTTTATAACAAAGTCTTTAAATGTTTGGTACAAGTTTAGTGATAATCAATATTTAAATTTAGATAAATGGAAAGAATGTGCTAGTGATTTAACATTAGAAGATTTTAGGGGTAGAGAATGTGGACTTGGACTAGATTTATCAAGTGGCGGAGACTTAACTTCTGGAGTTTTGGAATTTGTATTTGAGGAAAAAGGAGAAACAAAATACTTCTTCCAACAGCAGTCATTTATGCCTAGTCAGAGATTGCAAGAGCATATAAAAACAGATTCTGCGCCGTATGATGTGTGGGCAAGCGAAGGACTTATTACTCTAACAGAAACATTAGGCGGATATAAGACAGACTATAAATATATTATTAATTATTATAAAAAAATAATAAAGGACTATGATCTAAAACTAAAAATTATAGCTTATGATCCAAGAAATGCAGATACATTTTTAAGTGATTTAGAGGAATTTGGAGTTGACTGTGTTGAAATAGTTCAATCTGCAAGAAGTTTGCATACAGCAACAGAAGATTTTCAACTAAGTGTTGATAGTGGAGCTATTAAATACAATAAAAAAGATAGCTTATTTAAATTTTGTGGTATGAATGCTGTAACTGTACGAAATTCGTTTAATGAAATGAAAATAGATAAAGAACATAGAACTGAAAGAATTGACCCGATAGATGCAGCAATCGATATTCATAAAGTTATGATGATAAGACAAGAAAATAAGATTAACATTAATGAAGTCACAGAGGACTATTTAAAAATGATGGGCTGGTAAAGGAGGTGAGAAATTGAATGTATTAAGCAGAATTGCAAAAGGAATAAAAAATGCTATTATTCCAGCAAAATCAGTAGATATGCAAAGTCAAGAATTATTAGAATGGCTTGGTATTGCAGGAACTTCCAAGAAGTTAGAAAGTGAAGTAACCTATTTTACCTGCCTTAAAATGTTATCTGAAACCTTAGCTAAAATGCCTTTAAAGTTTTATCAAGAAACAGAAAAAGGGATAATGAAAGCTAAATCTAATGATGCGCATAATCTTTTGAAGATAAGACCTAATCCAATAATGACACCAACTATATTCTGGTCTACCATAGAACAAAATAGAAATCATTATGGTAATGCTTATGTATGGATTAGAAGAAGGTTCAAAAGAAATAAATATGGTGGAGAGATTAAAATACAGGATCTTTGGATAATGCCTTCTGAAGATGTAACAGTTCTTATTGATGATGAAGGTGTCTTTGAAGGCAAAGGGCGAATGTGGTACAAGTACCACGATAGGTATTCTAATAAGGATTATATCTTCTCCAGTGAAGATGTAATGCATTTTAAAACTTCTCATAGTTTTGATGGAATATTAGGCTCTCCGGTAAGAGATATACTTAAAAGTACATTAGAAGGTGGGCTTGAAAGTCAAGAATTTATGAACAACCTTTATAAAACTGGCCTTACTGGGAAAGCAGTTTTAGAATATACAGGAGATTTAGATGCTAAAGCAAAGGAAAGACTTGTAAAAGGCTTTGAAGAATTTGCTAATGGTTCAAAAAATGCAGGTAAGATAATTCCGGTTCCGTTAGGTATGAAATTAGTTCCTTTAGACATTAAACTAACTGATAGTCAATTCTTTGAATTAAAGAAGTTTAATGCTCTTCAAATTGCGGCTGCTTTTGGTATAAAACCTAATCAAATAAATGACTACGAAAAAAGCTCTTATGCTAATTCAGAAATGCAACAACTTAGTTTCTATGTAGATACAGAGTTGTTTATATTAAAGCAATATGAAGAGGAGTTAAATTATAAGCTATTAACAGATAGTGAAACAAAAGAAGGCTATTTCTTTAAATTCAATGAAAAAGTGATTTTAAGGACAGATAGTAAATCTCAAATGGAAAGTTTATCAAAAGCTGTTAATAATGGAATTTATACACCTAATGAAGCTAGAAGCTACTTAGATATGCCTTCAAAAGAGGGCGGAGATGTACTTGTAATGAATGGTAACTATATACCAATAAATATGGTGGGTAAAGCCTATGAATAGCTTCAGAGCTTGGGGTATCTCATACTGCAATAAGAAATTATTTATCGAAAGGAGGTGATTAGGTGAAAAAATATTGGGAATTTAAAAATAAAACCTCAACTGAAGCAGATTTATATTTGTATATAGAAATAGCTAGTTGGGGGGCAGGATATTCAGCACATTCAGCGCAAAGTTTCAAACAAGAACTGGATGATTTAGGAGAAATAGAAACTTTGAATATTTACATTAATAGTCCTGGCGGTGATGTATTTGAAGGCAACACTATAATGAATATGTTAAAACGTAAAAAATGTACTAAGAATGTGTATATTGATGGTTTAGCAGCAAGTATAGCTTCAGTAATAGCAATGGCTGGGGATAAAATAATAATGCCTAACAATGCTATGATGATGATCCATAACGCTTGGACTTATGCAATAGGAAATTCCAAAGATTTAAGAAAACTTGCAGATGATTTAGATAAAGTTAATGCAAGTATTAGGCAAGCTTACTTAGATAAGGCTGGTGATAAACTAGATGAAGAAACATTGATAAATTTAATGGATAATGAAACTTGGTTAACAGCACAAGAGTGTTTTGATTATGGCTTGTGTGATGTAGTAGGAGAAGATAAGAATATTGCAGCTAAATTTGATTTGAATTTACTAAATCAATATAAGAATATTCCTGTAAATTATGTTTTGAAGCAAGCTGAAGCTAAGAATAATAATCAACAAGCAATAGATAAATTAGAAGAAGAGAAAAGAGCAATTTTAGAGGATTTAGATTTAATCTAAGTCTTTTTTTGTTGAAAATTTTTATAAGAAAGGTGGAAAAATATAAAATGAAGAAAGAATTAAGAGAGTTATTAGACAAAATTAATGCTAAAAAAACAGAAGTTAAAAATCTAGTTAGTGAAAATAAAATTGATGAAGCAAAGGCAGCTAAAGAAGAACTTATAAACTTACAAGCTAAGTTTGATGTTCTATATGATCTAGAGGAAGAAAAGGAAGAAGAAATGAAAAATAAAATTGAAAATGGAGATGCAAAGGAAATAACTAACAAGCCTAATGACCAAATAAAAGAATTTGCAAATGCAGCAAGACAAGGATTTAGAATACAAAACACTATGTCAACAGGAGTTGATGCAGATGGTGGCTATGCAGTTCCTCAGGACATTCAAACTAAGATTAATGAATATAAAGAAGCTAAAAAATCCTTAAAAGATTTAGTAGATGTAGAAAAAGTAACAGTACAGAAGGGACAAAGAACATTTAAAAAGAGAGCTCAACAAACTGGATTTACTAAAGTAGGCGAAGGTGGAAAGATAGGAGCTAAAGCTACTCCACAATTTGAAAGACTAAGCTTTGAAATTGAAAAGTATGCTGGATATTTCCCAGTAACTAATGAGTTGTTAAAAGATTCAGACCAATCAATAGTTAATACATTAGTAGAATGGATAGGTGATGAATCAAGAGTTACTGCAAATAAATTGATTTTAGCAGAAATTAATGATGGATTTGAAGCAGTTGCTCTAAATGGATTAGATGACATTAAGAAAGCTTTAAATGTAACTTTAGGTCAAGCATTTAAACCAACTGCAAAAATAGTTACTAATGATGATGGACTTCAATATTTAGATACATTAAAAGATGAAGATGGTAAATATTTATTACAACCAAGTCCACAAGATCCAATGCAATTAAGATTATGTGCTGGAGCAACTACTATTCCAGTGGAAGTATATCCTAATACTGACATGCCAACAGTAGAAAATAAAATTCCATTCATCATAGGTGATTTTAAGGAAGCTATTAAATTCTTTGATAGAGAATTAACTACTATTAAACAATCTGACGTGGCTGTAATAGGAGATTTAAATGCATTTGAAGAAGATTTAACTTTATTCAGAGCAATTGAAAGAGAAGATGTAGTTGTCAAGGATGATATGGCATTAGTTAATGGATATATTGATGTAACTCCTGAAGAAACTCCTGAAGAAACTCCTGAAGATCCTGAAGATCCTGATGTAACTCCCTAACATAGCTCCAATGATGTTATCTTTAGATAATAATGAAGGAGCAGAGTTTGATTATAATTCACTTACTGTAGTTGAGTTGAAATCTATAGCTGAAGAAAAAGGAATTAAAATAACATCCTCAATGAGAAAGGCTGATATAATACAAGCTATTTTAGAGAGTGAGATATAATTCTCATTCTCTTTTTTGTGAGGTGATAGATTGGACTTAGAAGAATTGAAATTATTTCTTAGAATAGATACAGAGGAAGAAGATACTCTAATTCAAGGCCTTCAATTATCAGCAGAAGAATATATGACTAATGCTGGAGTAACTAAAGATTATAATAAAGAACTGTATAAGTTGGCTATAAAGATACTTGTATCACATTGGTTCGAAAATAGGTCGGTTGAAACTATAGGAAAAAATACAAGTAAAATAGCTTTTGGATTAGACACTATAATAACTCAACTAAAATATACCCAAGGTGATGTTATATGAATATAGGACAATTAAGACATAGAATAGAATTTCAAAGGCTAGAAACAACTTACGATAATGAAGGGTTTCCAATAGAAGATTATGTTACTTTTCAAAAAGCCTGGGCTGATGTTAATGACCTATATGGGAAAGAATACTGGGACAGTAAGCAGATTGTTTCTGAAAATATAACAGTATTTCATACTAGATACCTTAAAAATATAGATATGAATTCTTTTATACTTTTCAGAGGGCAAAGGTATGAAATTATTGAGATAGACAATGTTAAATACCTAAATAAAGAGCTGAAAATTAAAGCTAAATTGCAGGTGATTAACAATGGCAATTGAAATTAAAGGCTTTGATGATATTTTTAAAGACCTTGATGATATGAATATATCAGATAAAAAGAAAAGAGCGTCATTAAGAGAAGGTGCAGAAATAGTAAGACAAGCCGTAATTGACAATTCTCCAGTTAGGACAGG